AGCCTGCGCGGCGGCGAGGTTGGCCTGGTAGGTCCGCAGATAATCAAGCTGGCTCGCCATGCCCGCGATCATGTTCGCATAGGTCGGGATGTCGCCCTGCTTGTCCGCGATCTTGATGTTGATCTCGCTCTGATTGGCCTCCGTGATCTGCGAGGTAAGGTCCTTGATCTCCTGCCGGGCCTTTTCGGCCGGGGTGATGATCTTCCCGAAGCCCTTGACCGCGCTGTCCACGTCCTTGGTGGCGTCTTCCCAGGTCGATTGATAGGTATCGGCGATCTGGGTCAGCGTGTCTCCAAGGGCCTGCGTGGTTGCGGTGATCTGCGCGAGCGCGGCTTCCTCTCCAGCTGCAGCCTTGTCGAGGACAGTCATGGCCTTGGCCACGTCCTCGGTGGTGTCGCCCAGCTCTGCGCTGTACTTTGCGGCCTCGGCGGCTTCCTCGGCTACCTGCTCCAGGGCCGTGGCCTGCTCTTCGTAGATCTTCTCAGCCCGCTCAGCCTCGACATTCGCCTCCGCATACGCGTTGTACTGCTCGACGAAGGGCTGATACTGCCTGGCGGCCCAGCCGCCGGTCTTGCGGGCATTCATCAGGCCCTCGTAAGACAGCCCGGCTCCGGCCAGCGCAGTCTCGAGCGCGGCTCTGCGGTTGTCGGCGATCCGTCGGGCGACGGCCGCGTCCAGCTTGTAGCCCGCGAGGTTCGCTCGAGCTGCTTCGTAGGCGTCGACCTTTTTCGCTGCAGCGGCCTGCAGGAGCTCAGCCTGACGGAGCCGCTCCCACTCGTCGATGTAGTCGGAGACGGCCTGCGTGCCGCCGTCCACCGCACCGGTCTGGTCGTTAATGATCTCAGACAGGCCGGGAATGGCCCCTGTGAGGCGCTGGGTGATGGTGAGCCACTCCGCATAGTCCCGGTTGACATCCTCGACGCTGAGGCCCAGAGAGGCGAGATAGGCGTCCACGTTGCCACCGGCGGCCTGGAGCTCTGCCATGCGCTGGAAGAGATCCTCGTAGGTGGTCGGGCCGGCGGTGGTCTGTACCTCCGTGCCACCCAGCTCGCGCATGGACGCGACCAGCGCCCGGGCTCCGTCGGCGGTCTCGCCGATCAGGGCCATTTTGCGCTCGGTCTCCGCGTCGATGTCCTTGAACGCGTCCAGGGCTGTGTCCGGCATCTCCTGGCCCATGATCGAGAACAGATCGTTGAGCGAGGTGATAACGTCGTTGACCACGGGCAGGATGGCCCTGCCGAGGTTGGTCTTGAGGCTCTCCAGGTTGGTCTGCAGGAGCCTCGTCGCGTTCGCGAAGCCGTCGCTGGTCCGGGCGAAGTCCCCCTGCGCGTCGGCGGTCGCCTGCATCAGGTATTTATACCGCAGGACGATCTTCTCCGCATCGGAGAGATCCTTGTAGGTCTGGCCATTCTGCTCAGCGAACGCCGCCAGGTTGCTCTCGGTGAGGCTGATGCCCAGAGCGCGCAGGGGCTCGGTCTGGCCCGCGATGCCGCTCTGGATCTTCTGGAAAGCGGTGTCGAAGTCGAGATTATAGAAACTGGCCATGTCGGCGGCGAGCCCGGCCAGGTCGGTCGACATGCTGGTGATCTCGTTGCCGGTCAGACCTGCGGACTTGAACATCGCGCCCAGGGTGGACGTGAAGCGCTTGGCCTGCGTCTCGGTGAGACCGAACTGCTTCTTGGCGTTCGTGGCCCACTTGTTGATCACGCTCGCATCGTCGCCGAAGGTCACGTCGACGACATTCTGGACCTCTTCCAGGTCGCTGGCCAGGTTGACGGCCTCCACGACCAGTTTGCCGAGGGCCTTGCCGAGCTGCTCGCCCCAGGTCTTGACGCGGTTGACGTCAAAGGCCCGGCTCATGGCCTTGGTCATCTTGGCCGAGCTGTCATCGACGCTGCTGTCCCACTTCCGGCTTTCCTTATCGATCGCCGTGGTGGTGTCGCTCAGCACCTTTTTGATGTTTTTATTGTCACCGTCGACCGAGAAGACGACGCTGCCGTCATACTGGCCCAGATCCGGCATCGGAATCACGCTCCTTGGGTTTCGCCAGGCTCTTGAGCACGGCGAAGACGTTCCGCACGCCCTCCTCGTAGGCGCGCGCCTGATCTGCGTCGCTCAGACGCAGCTTGCAAGCCTCTTTGGCCCTTGCCAGCCATTGCCGCTCCTCGGCGTTGTATTTGGTCGCCTTAGGCATGGGACGCGCCCTGATGCCCAGCACGTCGCTGTAGCGGCTCCCCTCCGGCAGAGCGGAGAGCAGCGCGGAGAACTCGAACCAATGCAGCCGGTCCCGCCAGAGATTCAGCCCATACTCCTGCAGAAACGCGGCCCGGATCAGGTCGGCGTCCTGCTCGAAGTCGGTCAGCCGCTTCTGGGGCGGCGCGGTCTCGCGGGCGGGGAAGAGCAGCTCCCGGACAGCGGCCAGCACGGGGCCGGTATCCCTCGGCGGCCTGCGCATGATGCACCGGAGCGCGCGGTATTCCCGCGCGGCGGGCATGAGCTCATCCCGGCCCAGCTCCCGCATAAAGCCCAGCACGTTGCGGAAGTCGAGGTCGAGCCGGTAGCGCTTCCGGCCGACGGGCACGCTGTCCGGCAGCCGCTCGTCGAGTCTCACTTGGCCCTCTTCTGGGCTTTCTCGATCAGCCCAGCAAGGCGCTGGGAGAAGTACTTCCCACAGACCGAGATCACGCAGGCGGGGTCATCGTGGTAGAAGTGCGCGAGCTCCCAGGCCTGGGTCGGCCCGAAGATCGCGATGGCGAACGCCATGGCAGCGTCCATGCGCTCCTTTTCGGTGCTTTCCTCGGTGAGGCCCTTGAGGGTGCGCTGGGCCTCCGTGAGCGCGGCCACCATGCGCATCGCGTCTCCGTCGACAAGCAGCGTCAGGCGCTCATCGCCCTCGCTGATGCGGACGGAATCGTGCACGCGGTTGAGAGAGATGTTAAACATGGGGTGGAACCTCCTTCAATGCAGAGAAAAGGGGAGGCGTGAAGCCTCCCCCAGTCTGTCAGGGCGTGACCTCGGTGACGACCGGCTCGCCGTTGAAGCGGAGCGTGCAGCCGAACGCGTTGACGTCGAGCGTGGAGCCGCCGAAGCTGGTCACGTCGCCGATGGTCGCGTCGCAAACGATCTGCTGGCCCTCGGCAATGATCTTGACCGACGTGTTGCGGTCCGTGCCCAGCGCAAACTGCTTGGACGCGATGTAGTCCTGGGCGGCGTCGCCAGCGATGCGGCGGCCGGAGATGGTCAGCTCAGGAGCCGCGCCGGTGGTCTCGTTGTGAGCGAAGCCCTCGCCGCAAACGAAGAAATACTGCTGGTTCTGCTCGTTCGGGGAGAAGCTCATCTCCTCGATGCCCTTGCAGAGTTTGGCATAAGTCCACGTTCCGGCCTCGCTGCCGGTTCCGGGCGTGAAGGACGTGCCGATGTAGAGCTCATTTGCCCATACGGGGTTAAAAGCCATAGGTGTCATTCTCCTTTCCAGAAGAATCTGACCGACAGCGAGCTCGCCATCAGCCAGTCGTTGTTTTCCTCCCTGCCGATGATCTGCGGCATGGTGAGGTTGGTGATGTCCACGATTTTCCAGCGCCCGCCGCTGTCCTCAGGATAGCTCCTGGCGCGGGTGAGCGTGGAGTGCATGTCGTTCAGCGTGTCGGAGAGCAGCTTCAGGTCCGGGTGCTTGGCGTTGATGGTCACGTCCAGAGGGAGGTAGCTGTTTTTGTCCAGATACACTTCCTGCGGCCTGGACGGCCCGATCTCGCACGTGATTCCCTCGACCGTAGGCAGAGCGCCGCGCGTGACGACGGCGAACGGCTCGAGGCCGTTCATGAGACCGATCACGGCCTCAACAACTTCATTGACGACGCTTGTCATAGATTCATCTCCAAGAGGCGCTGAGCCTGTTTCTGCCAGCGGTCGACGTGTCGCCGCTTGGCTTCCTCGCACCATTTCCAGGTCGCGTTCGGGTTGACGGTCTTATAGGCGGTTTGAATTTCCCAATACTGCCGCCGCGCATAGGGCGTTTTCCAGATCAGCTTGCCCTCGTCGAGACGAGAGTGGATGTAACTGGACAGGATGAGCGCGCCGGAGTCGAATTTGGCGTATTGATTGCAGTCGTTGAGGATCTCAGACGAGAGCTTCTCCAGGCCATTCTTCCAGGCGTTCATAACCTTGACCTCTACGCGGGCGGTGTTGATGTTGATCTTCACAGCCATTCAGACCAGCCCCACTTCCCAATGGTGCAGGATGTCGGTGTCGTCCCGCAGCTCGTCGACGGAGAGCACGGTGTAGGTCACGCCGCGCACGGTCACCCGCATGTCGCCGCCCAGTCGGTGAGCGGACTCGAGCAAAGTGGCCCAATTGAGCGCAGGCGTGGACAGCCGGGCGTCTACGAAGAGGATGCTCCGGAGCTGCTGGTCGGTGTTGGTGGTGGTCTTACGGATCTCGCTTGTAGGCTGTAGATGCACGTGGTTCACGGTGATCGTCTGGTATGTCTGGCGCTGGTACGCATCAGCACCGACGCAGACCTCGACCGTGGCCGTGCTCCGCAGGATGCGAGCGGGGATCGGTCGCAGCATCGCTCACCACCACCCATCCGTGATAAACGGCTCAGGCAGGGTATCGACCTGCGGCCCCATGAGGCCCGTCTGCTCGAGGTACGAGACCGCCATCGGGGAGATGGCAGCGCTCAGCGTGCCCGCCTTGGCCTCGGCCTGAGCCTTGGCCTGCACGGTGACTTTTCCGACAGTATAGCCACCGCCTGCGCTGCCTTGGACGGCGATGCTGTCCAGGCCGTTGATGGCGAGCGCGTCGACCTGCGCGCAGATGGCCTTGCGGTAAAGGCCCTGCACCCACGCGGGATAGGTTGTGATTGTGTCGGCGGTGACCCGCCAATGGGTCATAGCGCCGACCACGTCCTCAGCGCGGGCGCAGAGCGCCGGGAAGGAGGCTGGTTGGGCCTCCGTTCCCTTGTAGCACTCGCTGTAATAGCTGTAGTCTACAATCGCGCTCATGCGGTCACGCCCCTATCAGGCGGCAGCGGCGGCGTTGACGATGATGCCGCCCTTGCGGTTGTTCAGCGCGAACGCGCCGTAGTAGTAGCGCTCATAGTACAGGTACTTGCCCTTGCTCTGAGCGGTGGGCGCAGACATCATGGCCGTCTCGTACTTGATCGGGGCGGCGATAGCCAGCGGGTCGACCAGGATCATGTTGATCTGGCGCGCGCCGGTGGCAGCGACCCAGCCCTCGGTGAAGACGAAGGAGGACTTCATGATGTCGGACGGGACTTCGCGCACGATCACACCGTCCAGACGGGCGACGTTGCGGTCCACACCGCGGATGCCGTTGCCGACGTCCAGGAAGCGGGTGATGCCGGCAGCCTCCTTGAGAAGCTTGTAGGCCGCCGGGGTCATGTAGGCCACGACGCGGTCACGGTTCACGCGGGCGTCGGTCAGCGCCTCGAGGTAGCCGTCCCAGGTGGTGAGGATGTTCGCCGCGGAGAGCACGGTGGTGTCCGGCGTGGTCACGAAGCTGAAGAGCTTGGCGGCCAGGTAGGCGTCCATCTCCGGGACCTTCTGCTGCTCGGTGAAGGTCCGGGTGATGTTGGCGATGGTGGCCACCTCGTTGGTCTCGTCGATGTCCATCGGATCGACAAGGGTGGACCACTCGCGGTCCATGTCAAGGGTGACGGGCTGCAGCGCGTTGTTCCAGTTGCGAGCGAACACGCCGTTGAGGTTGTCGCGGTCGACCGCAGACGCGCCCTTCACGGTCAGGGAAGGGATATACATCGTCTTGCCGAGGCCGGGCTTGTAGAGGTTGGAGTTCTGAGAGGCCCAGATCTCGCCGAAATAGGAGAGATAGGGGTAGGCGTTCGCCAGGGCGCGGCTATACTCGGCCGCGTAGTTGACCTGAGTCGGAGTAAAGGCCATTGTAAGGTCTCCTTTCGTCGTTTACTTGGCCTTGGGCACGAAGCCCCAGGCGTTGTCGAACCCAGCGACCGCACCCTCGTCACCCTTGGGCATGCCGCCCTGATCAGGCGAGCCGAAGGGCTTGGGCTTGGCGGGTTCGGTGGGGGAGAAGTACTCGTCGTAGTCCTTGCGGATCGCGTCGAGCTGATCCTTGACGGGTTTCGCGCCGTCAGCGCGGTCGATCATGCCATAGACCGTCTCGAAGAACTTGGGCTTGATGCTCTTGTACTCGTCGGAGACGCGGGCCTGCTGCATGGCCTTGTAGGACGCGAACTCGCCCTGCAGGGCCTTGTAGGCGTCGCTCTCCTTCGGGTCGGGATGCTGCACGCCCTTCTCCCACTCGGCCTTGGCGGTGGCAAGGGCGTCATCCTGGGCGGCCTTGGCAGCTCCCTTGGTGATGTAGCCATCGTCTAGCGCGCGGCCATACAGGCTGAAGACCTGGTCGGTCCGTTCCTCGGGCGTGAGGGCCTCGTTGGTCATGATCTCAGAGATAGATTTGCGGGTGAAGATTCCTGCCATAACGCTCCTTTTTCTCGGCCTCATAGAGCGATGGGCCGAAGCGCGTGTTTTACGTCCCGCCGGACAAGAATGGGTATGAAAAAAGCACCCTCACGGATGCTCTTATCATCATTTGGCGCTCTTGCGCGTCTTCTTGGGCTTGGGCTCCGGTTCCTGCTTGGGCTTCGGCGGCTGGATCACCGCGCCGCAGACCTGGCAGTACAGGACGCAGTCCCGGGAGTAAAGCACAGGGTGGGTACAGGCCATAGGGCATTCCTCCTCTCGTCATGTGTCGGGCCATGTCGCGTTGATTGGCGTATACTCGCGGTTCTTCCGACGCGGGAGGTCGGTCTGGTCGCAGAATGCGTCGATATCGTCGCTGGCCTTGCGGATGCGCTCGCGCTGAGTGCGGATCTGATCCGGGTCGGCTCCCTGGGCGCGCATGACAGCCAGGTCGCGCTTCTCCTCGCGCAGACGGCGCTCCAGGCGGCGCTGCTCCTGGCTCTGGGCGTATGCCTTGGCGTTCTCCTCCTGGCCTTGCGGCTGCCCGCGCAGGGCGGAGAAGCCGGGGATGAACGTCATGGGGTAGTGCTTGCAGTTGACGCCGAAGAGCCCGGCGGCTTCGCCGTAGCTGGTCGCGCTCTGCGGGATGACCTCGACCTGGTTCCCGTCGATGTCCTCGACGATCTGGGCGATGTCGTTCCGGCTGATCACCTTGCCCTGCCACGGATAGCAGAG